GTGTGAAGTCGTCAGCAACATGATTCACTTGATTGCGCATCAGGTGGCCTCTATTGCTGGACGTCCGGGTTGCTGCTGTGGTAATGAACCCGATGGGGCTGAACACATCCATCCTGAGTTCATAGTCCCTGATGTGGTAATCGTGGAAGGTAGTAACATTGAAGTCCTCAAGCCAAGTAACATCGGCCGTGGCCTGACCAACCCGTTTGGCTACGTGGTTCAAGAGAACTTCAAAGACGGTGTACTCCATGACGTCACCCCGGTTGCTAACAATGTGACCCCATTGCGAGCGGTGAAACACGATGCCCCAGGCGACCAGTGACGACATAGTCCTAGAGCAGCTTCTAAGGGCTATAGAAGACGATCCATTGTGGTTTGGGTACTCGTGTGGCTGTGAGCATCTACTCGACGCCGTACAGCTTCCTAAGACGGGTGAAGCCCTGCGTGAGTTTCTCAATGGAAGTCACACCCGAACCTTCAACATCAACTGGTGGGACACTCAGAAAGGCCACAGCGCCTATGACCGAGTGATCCACCGACGACAGTCTAACTGGGAACAGATGTATCTCATCGAAACCCGGTACGGTCGCTTCAAGCTTCTCTCTGAACGTTTCTAAACCTAAACCCCTCCGTGTCTTCGGGTACGGAGGGGTTTATGCTGATCTATCAACCCTCGATTAAGGTATCGCAACCATGGCTCTCTCAGATAACGCTGCTAAATTCCTCAAGAAACGTTTAACCGCCAGCATTACCCTCACTCAGAAGCGATGGGGTAATGTTTCCCTAAAGGTGAACTTCGCCGAGGACAGTAATATCTTTACCCAGTTCGCCCGGAGTGGATTTGTTACCATCCTTGATGAGTTGGTGACCCGCAAGAAATTAGGGAAGATAAAAACAAAACAGCTCACCCTACACTGGGTGCATGACAATAAATCACGTAGTCTCGGTCAGAACTATGCTGTAGCGGTGCTTGACCGTAAAACTGGTATGCAGCGACATCTCGAAGCATTACACCGCTCCGGCTTTCTAGACGCGTGCATGTCAAGTGAAGCTTTCGAGTTTGAGTTGAGGGAAGATTTACCTAAACACGAGATAGACCAGTTCATCACGTCGATTGAATTTATAGTTAAGTAAGCACACGGCATAGAGCCCCAGCCGAAAGGCTGGGGCTCTATGCTTCTCTCTTTTTTCTTTATCTGCCCTTACGGACGGATGAAGTTGCGGTTGAAGTCCGCAATTTGCTCGGTGATACCAACAGTGCTGTAGGCCAGTACGTCTGGGTCCACGGCATTGATGAAGGCCGGCTTCAGGTTCGGGTTGGTACCGGTTTTAACCATCGCGTCCAGAAGGGTCTGAGCGAAACGGTCAACAGCCAGGCCAACTTGAGCAGTACCAGTCCACGGAATGGTCAGTACCAGCTCTTCGCCGTCAGCGGTCTTATCACGACGACCGGTGAAATCACCAGCGGTCGTCGGATACATGTTGGTGATCAACCAGGCAGCGTTCACTTTCGTGAAGGTTGGGTCCGGTTCCATGAAGATGCAGGTCATCGAGTAGATGTCCGGCAGCAGGTCGGTCGGAGCGTTAGCACGGGTAGCGATACCCGGTACTTTCGAATCCGGGTCCATGATCAGCTCGGTGATCCAGCTCTCGAAGAAGCGCTGAACTGGACGACCGTATTTCTCACGGATGGTCATGGATGGGTCAGAACGCTGACGCACCACGTTGCTCGGGGTATGCTGGATTTCGCCAGCACCCGATACAGGACCTTCGACGCTGTTCACGGTCAAGGTACGGTTGAAGCCGTCCCAAGTCTGTGCGTGCATCTCAACGATACCTTTCAGAGCCTTGTAGTAGCTCGCCGGGTTGTCCAGGAACTGGAACCCACGTGGCGCCTGCAAGATCTTCATGATGCCGTTACGACGGACGTAGTCGGTGTTTGCGTGGAAGTACCGCAAGTCGGACTGGTAGGCGTTCTGCCCACCGATCGCGAGGTTCACCATCGGCGAGTTGACGTACTCGCCGTAACCCTGGCCATTACCCAGGAGCGTGTCGCGATGACGTGCCATTATGCAGTCTCCCCGGTTGTGCCTGGACGACGACCGGCGATGATGGTCAGAGTTTCAACCGTCTTCATGCCGTCGAACAGACCTTCGATGTCGGTATGCCAGCTGTAACCGCGACGGGTATCGGCTGGGGTGTAGTACGAACGAGGCGTGATGTCCGCGCGCAGGTCGTAGCAGTCCTTGGTCTGTGCTTCGATGAACCGGTCAACACGGTCTGCGTATTGCAGAGAGGTCAGACGGCTATCGCCAGTGAACACACGCCATGCCAGTTCACCGATACGGTTCAAGTGGCAGCAGATGGCCATCGGGTAGAACGAGTTCAGGACCGAGGTGTTGTCGTGGTAGATGGTCTGTACGCCAGGGAAGAACACCGACCCACGGTGGTCGTACGGTTCCGCGCTGGTGATACCGTTCATCCAATCCTTATTACGAGGAACGACGTTACGGAACACAGCGTTGTGCTCGATGAAGGACGACACAACACGGTAGTCTTCACTGTCCGTGGCGTAGCCGGTTTTCATCTTGCCATCTGCACCGCCCATGTAGACAGCCAGCTTCACAGCCCAATCGATAGTGAACGGCAGGATGCCGTCGTAATCGGAATCGAGGTATGTACCAGCGTGCTTCATGACTACAGCACGGCAAGCGCCGGTACCGTAGAACTCGGACTCAGGGATCAGTTGCAGCGAGTTACGCAGCATGGCACCGATCGAGGAATCTTCAGCAGGCGAGTTCAGAGGCTCAGCGACGTCTTGGCAAGCCGCGACGACCCAGGCATCCGGACGGACGCGCATGACGTTACCCATCAACAGCTTGGTATCAACGCTGAAGCCGGTATCGACCATCGAGGACATCGGGTAGCTGGCTTTGTCCGCGTACGGAACCAGGCCATCACCGAAGATGCTCAGCTCTTCAGCCACCAGCTTGTCGTAGGTGGTTTCGTCGATGTCGCCATCGCTACCGCCTTGCAGCCAGTGAGTAGCGGTCTCGGTGAAGAGCACGCCGCCATCGGCTGGGCCGAGGATCTGGTAGCTGTAGTACGGAATACCTTCTGGGGTCAATGCGCCCAACAGGTTGATGGTTTGCTCCGGGGTGATTTCCGAAGTGATCAGACCGAAGTCTTTCTCTGCTTCGTAGATCTCGGCCAGAACAGTCGCCACGTTCGCTTGGTAAACGTGGAAGGACTTCAGTGGGCCGTAGCCGTTGAAGTTCTTCGGGTCCTTGCTCTCGTAAGCAGGCAGGATGCGTTTGTCGACCGAGTAATTGATGTTGGTCTTTTTATCAACCACACCTTTCTTCAGTGCGAACTCAACGTACTGCTCGCCGTCCATGGTGGACAGAGTGGAACCGCCGCTCGAAGCATCAACACGGCTAGCCGCGTAGAAGCGATACAGGTAAGCACCCTTTTCGTCGATCAGATCGGCGTTAGCAGCGATGCCGCTTTTCAGGGTAGGCGCTACCAGGCGGAAACCAGTGTTGCTACCGCGCGCGCCGAAGAAGCGGGCGTCGATATCGAACAGTGGGTACATGGTGGATTCGGTACCATCGGTGGAAACGAGACCACCGGTGATCGCTTCACCTTTACCAACGCCGTCAGCGGCTTGCGCATCGAGGGTGTCGATTTTGGTGACGACGAAACGTGCACGATGGCCATCGACCGGCAGGCCGGTTTCAACCAGAGCGCCGTCTTTCTTCTTGAAAGAACCGTCGATGTTACGTTCGTACTGCTTGATCTTGTCGGCAACGATGTCGAGCCAGATCCGCACGTTAGCGCGAGCAGCGTTTGGTGCCAGCAGACGGCGAACGAGCGCCATGCCACCAACGTTCAGAGTTTCTTGAGCCAGGACACTTTGGTGCGTACGCAGCGGGCTACCGCTTTCGAACGACTCGGCTCCGTAAATAGTGCTGAAGCCAGTTCCAGACACCAAGTGTGCGTTGTCCTCAGGACCCCAAGCCGTCAGGAGTGGCATGTACGGCAAGAAGATCGGCAGAGTGCTGATCTCAAGCGGTTGGCCACGACCACTGACGTCCTTGAAGCCGAGAACTTCCGTTCTTGGCAAAGACGAAGCCATCGATACAGACATTTCATGTCTCCCATGGGAAAAAATAAATCAACTTCGCGCGTGAAGTTACGAATGGTATGGCCCGCACCTACTGGAAGTAGGCAAATCGGTAATCGTGAATTCGATACCACCACCACATAGTATTTTGTATTTTTTTACTAGGCTCTGGCTTAAGAGGTTCCGCAAATGATCGACAGCCCTTGGAACGCGACGTCTTTTAAACAACATCGCACAGAAACCCTTGCCAGTGAGCTGATGCTTGCGCAGGCAAATGGGCGTGCGATCATTGCTGAAGGCGGGAATGTCCACATGGTAACCCCGCACGGCGACAAGGTTCCCACTTTCAATATCCCCGTCACTATTCACGAAATGGGCGGCCGTAAAGTCAACCCAGATGCAGTGTTTGTCGACGGCCGTTCGTTCATGCGTAAAGACCCTAACCAGCCTGGTGGGGTTGTGGTGAATAACCAAACTCAATACGACTTCGTCTACCGCGTTGCGGAATTGACCTCGTACTGGGTCGCTAACGAAACCACCCGTTTGGACTTGATGCGAGCGGGTGATCTGCCAGCTTCAGTGTTCATCTCGTGGGTTAGTCATGCACTGAACAAGCATCTTGGAACGGATGAAGAGACCCAGCGCAGAGTGCAGATTCTGACGGGAATTTATTACGCTCATCTATACCATGACGCTGGTGAAGCCACTTCTACGAAGGGCAAAGCCAAAATCGTGGGTCTGGTTAACCGCTGGACACGTCACCCGGTCGACATCATTCAGGGTATGGTAGAAGACACCAACTACCTGTCCTCGATGATCGATTACATCGACGCCGCTCGTGCAGCGTTCCCAGAAAACACCCGCATGGCAATGGCCAACGCCGGTCTCATGGTGACTGTTCTGAACAAGTCGTGGTTTGGCTTCGGTGCAGAAGACTTGATCAACGCTGCTGTGGAATACCCGCCGATCTTCTTGGCGTTGGTAGAAGCTGCGGCTAACTCCAAGGTCTGGCGCAAGTCGGGTCTGGGCATGTTGGTTGAGCGCTTCATCACTGCGGGCAACGACAAAGAGTTCACCAAGAACCTGTCCGTGACGGTCGGCCGTAACCGCTATCCGGCACTGCGTTAATTGAAAGGGTGAGTCCATGACCTCCGATGATTTCTTGATTAACCACGCTTACGCTAAGGCGTGGTGTGCACCAGAGCAGGACAGACAACACATCTTCCGTCCTGCTCGCCTCAGCCCACCCATCGGGGTTCGTGGCAGCACTGACCTGATCTGGACACGGTATCAATTGCCTACTCAGGGCGACTGGTATCACTTGTATCAGGTTGGCCCAGTCATCTTCTCGAACCTCGGGTTGACTCTGACGCAACTGTCTTGGACAGCCGCCAGTCAGCAGATGGTCTTGGAGCGCATGGTGATCGATGTCTACACTGAATCGGGTCTCATGGTTCCTCGTGAGCGGGTGTTCTTCTTGGCCACACCAGATGGTAACTTGGCGATCGCTGTTAAGGATACCAAGTTGCTGGGAGACTTCGGGAGCGAACCGTTGTACTTCCGCTTCTACTCGAACGCCTACTTTGAGAAGGCGGACTCGAACGACATCAACGAAGGGATTGAGTACCGTTACATGGTGCCAGTCTCCACGGACAACATCAGCACCATCTCCAAGATCTACCGCGACATGTTGGCCAAGACTGGCTACACCTACGCGTTTGTGAATGGACGTAAGGTGCAGAGCATCAACGTGGCTACCGTTAAACGTGGCGACATGGTGGAAGTGATCCGTGACAGTTCGATTCGTGAAGTCATTGAGTTCCCGATCGCTCAGTTGGAAGTGTTCTTGTCCAACCTGGATTCGCAGCAGAAGTACTTCCTGCACCAGACGGCAAAGACCGATGACTTCATTGACTACCGTGATGATCTGGACATCTTCCTGATCAAGCGGGTCAACGCCAATGGTTACACGGGCGTCTACTACCACAAGAATGCCGAAGACTCGTTGCGCATGGTGACCCACCGTGACTATTCGATCCCGGTGCAGTACGTGGAACGTTATGCCGCATCGCATCCAAGCATGTCGGTCGTCAACGAACTGACGGTACAACTTGTGATTCGTCATGGGGGCATGGACAAGCCTCTCATTGATGAAGCTCACCACATCCGTGAGTTGTACAAGCTGAGCGACACTGCCTTTATGGATGCCGTCATCGGTACTGAGGCCACGGTCTCGGTCTGGAAGGCCGCTGCGTTGGAAGACTCCATGTACCCAGCGATCATGCGTGCTGCGGACAGAACGATTACCCGCGAGATGGTGGAAGCTGCCTACGGGTACAACGCCATCAGTAAGCTGTTGGCCGACACCCCTCAAAAGGTCGTGAACGCTAACCGCTGGGTTGAGTTGCCGTTCGGTCTGCGTGGTCAAAGCACCGTGTACGAATACGACGCCAATGGCCTGTTGCTGGGCTGGTTCATCAACACCAACGTGCAGTGGTACGTGGCTCGCAATGTCAATTGCAAGTACATCGAAGCGTTCGTAGGTAAAGGTGGGCGTACCAGTTCCACAGTCTTCGGTGGTGACGCTGAAGTGTCGCCGATCTACAACTACCGCTGCTACGTCTGCAACATGGTCAACGGCTTCCCTGATAACCGTTGGACCGACGTGACGGATGATGAGGCTTACTACACGGTGGTGGGCAAGAACATCGTGTGGGCCGTGGATCGCAAGAAGTTCTACACCGCAATCAAACTGGATGACAGTTTCCTGACTTACAACCTTGACTTGAACTACGCCGACGCTCTGTTGCGCTTCTCGTTGAACGTTGAGGAAGTGCGTCTGGACGGGACTCCTTACTTGAACCTGAGTGAGATCCCGATGGGTGTGCTGGAGTTGTGGCTCAACGGTCATTCACTGATCGAAGGTCTCGACTGGTTCATGAACGCGAACGAGATCTGCATCGTCAATAAGGTGTGGCGTACTCGTGATGGTTCGCCTAACCGAATCACCATCCGCGGTACGGGGTTCTGTAACAAGGACATGTCGCGAGTCAAGCAGTCTGAGTTCGGTTATGTCGAACAGGGTTGGTTGAGCCGTAACAACCGGTGGAACCTGCGGGACGATAAAGTGATCCGTGTGACTGCGGGCGGGCGTATCTACGAACGGACGGACTTGGACTGGGTGGAAGACAAACCCGGCGTCAAGCTGAACAACGTGGACAACGGTGCTCCTTATCAGGTGATCGAGCCTATCATCCCATTGCGGGGTGTGACGCTGGATGACACTTACGCCATGCGCATGTTGGCAGAGGCCACTGATAAAGAGATCGAAGACTACATGACCGAGAAGATGGGGCAGCCTGTGATTGACGGCCCGAACATCATCCCTGGTCCACATGTGCTCTACAGCCCGTTCATCAGCAAGATCATGCATGACCTTAATGATGGGTACATCCATGAGTCTGACATCGACAACGCTGCGTACAGCGACAACCTGGTCAAGCAATTGTCCAAGCCGTACGAGTGGTTGCTGGCGTACGAACCAACCTCCAAGAACCTAGACCCTGACTACGTCAATGTCCACCCTCATGAAAGCTACGAGCCGTTCGAACTCGGGCTGTATCAATACAACTTCTTGCGGCGGGTCGTTCGGATCTACCTCAAGGACAAAGTAAACATCAGTCAGTTCATCTCGATCCGGCCTCTGGCGTAAGTTAGATCGTTTACATGGAGCACGGGGGTAGCACCCCCGTGATTGATAAAATGTCAGATACCTCTGTTACTCTAGTTGCCAGTAACGGTACGACGTTGGTGGTTCAGTCCGCAGAAATCCCGGACATCGGGTACAGCGACCTCAATCGAGGTTTCAAGGTTTGGAATCGTCCAGAGATCTTTACCGGCCCGACCGGGACTGGTGTCTGGTGTCCGAACAAGGACGACATGATCATCGACTGGGAAACCGGCTTCCGGCGCGTTACCGGCAACGACATCTCCACTGGGTTGAGCACTTCGATCCCGTGGGTTCTTCAGCCAGGCAGTAACACCGACGTTGACGTTGACGTGTTGCTCGGCGTTGGCACAGGCAAGCAGTCCGAGACGTGGCGTGTTTACATTGACACCCGTCAAATGCCGTACAGCCTGCAAGTGGATGCTCGCGTTCACCTGTACCGTTCCGATGCGTACTGCTACAAGGTCTTCTTGGGCACCGACATCAACGAGACCTCGGGTGAAATCATCAGTTCGTACTACACGCCTTCTCAGGAATTCCAAGGGGAGAACATCCCACTGGAACTGGTAGCGACTGACGACATCAACAACAAAGCGATCTGGGCACCGATGGCTGGTAGCACTAACCGCGAACTGCCTGATGGTGAGGTGGTGACTGTTGTGCTGTACGGCGCTAACGGTCCACTGTCCCATGCGGTCATGTTGGTGCAGAACACTGCACTGGTGCGTCGTTCGGAAGCTGGCCTGAAGAACGTCAAGTCGATCAGCATCAAGAGCCCGTACCTGTCGGACTCCGATCCTCGCCTGTTGCTCATTCCGATCAACTACGACGTCAAGACATTGGTCATCACTGGCCAGGTTCTGTACAACACCGGCGAGATTGTCGATGTACCGATCACGTTGGACGGCATGGGCAAGATGTCCCTGCACGGTCTGCAATGGTACACGCCGACGATCCAGTCTGCGATCATGCCATTGACTTTGTCTTACCGCTTGAGCGAGCAGGAATACTCGATCTCTCACGGTGTGACCGAGAACGGCAACATCACTGAACCTTTCGCTATCAAGGCGATTGCTGCGGACAGCGCTTACAGCCTCAAGCTGTACGTCTTCCCAACCTGGAACAAGGCGGGCTCTCGCTACGACTTGGACTTCTGGTTGTTCAGCATGGACCGCGATGTCTACTACCGCCTGCCGCGCAACATCGTGGAGACGCCAGAGAACGAAGCAGTGTTCGACGGTCAGAACTACACGACTCGTCAGCGCTTGAAGTTCGGCGTGCAGTTGGACAAAGTCGACCCGATGTTCAAAGAGCACAAGTTTGTCCAGAACACCGAGATCGCCCTGCGTCAAGCAGGTATCGAGAAAGGTACCAAGTGGCAAGTCAAGCTCGATCCGACCCAAGTCGACTTCTTCGGCGAAGGCATCGTGGCCAGCAACCGTTTCGTCAACGTCAACCTGTCGTACATGTCTGTTAAGAATGGCTGCGCTACACAAACGCAGTGGTTCGACAAACTGTTCTACGGGGTCAACCCTCTGTTCGATGACAACAGTGAAGTCAAGGCACCACTGCCTACTCACTTCGTTATCAGCACTAAAGGACGTCAGTACGAGTTCTCCGTCAGTCAGTGGGATCAAGAGTTCTCGATCCTCAACGACGTCACCATCGGGGAAACCGTCTACATCCGCTGGCTGCGTGACACTTCCAACACCCGTCTGGAGTTGGGCGTTACCGGCTTGGCAGTTGAGCAGAGCAACTAACCTCAACATAGGCGCCGGAGGCCGCAAGGTCTCCGGTGATTATTCATGGAAACGATTCTCTTCGATGAAGATTGGGATCGATACCCCACAGCGAACTGGGACCTGAAGACCAAGAACACTTCGTTCTTGGAATTCTCCGGTCTGTTGAAGCGCATGGGTATCAAGAACCACCTGTTCATGCTGGCGCTGATGCAGCCGGACTTGCAGGGGGTTGATCCGTTTGCTGAAGACCTCACGGAAAGTCAACAGTTTAAAATCCGTGTGGAATGTACGTTCAACCCGTGGTACTTCATTCGAGAAGTGATGCGTGTTCCACCTACTGCGGGTGACACACCTGTCAAGCTCAATGCCAACCGAGGGAACATCTCTCTGTGGTGGAGCTTCCTGAACCACATCGATTACTTCCTTGTCCAGATTCGTCAGACAGGTAAGTCATTGAACGCCGACGGCATCAGTGTTTGGTATCAGCTGTTCGGTGCACGTAACGCCCGTTCCAACTTGTTCACCAAGGGTGACTTGTTTAAGGAACACATCAACCGTCTCAAGAAACTCAGGGGACTGTTGCCGAAGTATCTGGTGCGTATTACCAAGAAGGATACGGACAACCAGAAAGAATTCACCAACTTGGCTCAAGGCAACCGCATGGTTGTGTACATCCCGCAGAAAGACGAGGATGCTGCACGTAACCTGGGCCGGGGTTTGACCGTACCGCATCAACATGCGGATGAGATTGCGTTCTTGAAGAACGTTCACATCTCTCTCGGTGTAATGCTTGCAGGTGGTGGTGCTGCGCGTGACGAAGCCAAACGCAACGGCCTGCCATTCGGGAACATCTTCACTACAACGGCTGGTATGCTGGACTCCACCGAAGGGGCCTACGCGTACAAGATGATGACGTCCGGGGCAGAGTGGGACGACATCTTCTACGACTCGAAGAACCAGCAGGATCTGTACGAGACTGTGCGTAACTGCTGTAGCAACAAGGACTCCTTGCTGATCAACGGCACCTTCAACCACCGTCAACTGGGCTTTGATGACCAGTGGCTCAGGACGAAGATCGCGGAATCGCGTCAGTCGGGTGATGAAGTACGTCGAGACTACTTGAACGAGTGGACTTCGGGTACGCTTTCCAACCCACTGACCAAGAAGCTGTTGCGTAAGATCCACGAATCGGTACAGCCGCCGCTGTACACGGAGAAATACGAGAAAGAGAAGTACATCGTTCGCTGGCACATTCCAGAGCACGAAGTTAGGTCGGGGATTCTGAAACGTGAATTGACCATGGGCGTCGATACTTCAAACGCAACTGGTCGAGACAACATCACGGGCGTCATCCTGGATAACAGTACCCTTGAAGTTGTGGGGGCTTGGACGATCAACGATTCTAACTTGCAACACTTCTCGTCGTGGTTGGCGCGGTTCATTTCCAAGTATCCGAAGATGACGGTGATTGGTGAAGCGAAGTCGACATGGATCGGTATCCTTGACTACCTGCTGCTCAACTTGCCGCTGTACGGTATCGACCCTGCGAAGCGTCTGTACTCCACAGTGGTTGACGATAAAGAAGTCTCCAACGTTGGCCGTGCTCGCTATGCAGCGTTCAAGACTGACCGGGACAACTACCGTCAATACCGTAAGAACTTTGGTTTCCCAACCAACGGCCCTCTGCGGGAAATGCTGTACGGTCCGATCATTCAAGAAGCGGCGAAGCGCTCCGGTGCCAGTGTCCGTGACAAGAAGCTTCAGAGCGAGATTGCGAAACTCGTTACGAAGAACAACCGGATCGACCACGATGCCAGCGGACACGATGACCATGTAATCTCGTGGCTCATGGCGCACTGGTTCCTGACGTACGCGGGTAACCTTGAGCATTACGGTATCACGCTGTCTGAGGTGAAACGTCGTGTGTACGAGGCTGAGAACAAACTCTCGTGGGTCGAGCAGCAACGCTATGACCACCAAGAGAAGTTGCGCACTCAGTTGGATGAGCTGTCGGAAGCCTTGGCTAACTGTCGCTCCCCAATGGAACAACGTAAGCTTGAGAACAAGATCGAGCTCACGTACAGCAAGATCGACCAGAACTTCGATGCAGGTCGGTTCAGTAACTTGGACCAGATCAAAGAAGAGATGATCGAGAAGATCAACTTGGGCAATCGCAATACTGGACCGGGTCGAGAGATCAATCTTTCGCGCTCTGCCAGTAGCATCATGCGTAACGCTGTACCAGGTAAGAACGCTGTAGAAGTACGCTAACGGCATAGAGCCCGGAGCAAGCGCTCCGGGCTCTATGCTGCTTGCTTAGGACTTGCGGTAGTGGTTCATGGTAATCGTCCTGAGAACGACGTACAGGAGCACACCGGTACGGATAGAAGCCACCAGCGAGGGGTTCTTGGTCTTCACTGCTTTCAAGACCACTTTCTCCCCGATGTTCCGGATCTCAAGCAGCAATGGGTTCGCTGCACGGGACGCGGTGTAGAGGTTCTTCAGTTTGGTCAACAACGTAGCCAAGTCGCGGGTGTTCACAGTGGCACGGTTACTGGAGATGAACTCAAACAAGTGCTCCAAGACCAGGTCAGTCAGGATGGCAACGTTCTTATCGCCTTTGATCCCTGAGTTGCGGGTCATGTACTCAAGCGTGTCGACCATGTTGCGGTACGGCAGCTTAGGCATGGTGCTGACAACGATCTCGGACAGCTCTTTGATGATGAAGCTGTTCTTGTCCGCCATCACGTCGTTTATGTAGCGACGATACGTCGAATACACATTGCGCTTGTTTTTTACTAAAACCTCTCCATCTATTGTAACGGTGTTGCTGTTAGTCCGAATCAGCGCTGTAGGGTCACGGCGGACGATTTCGAACTCATCCCGGATGTTCTTCAGGTAATCTTTAATCCGACCCTGGATGTCGTTCACCATGTAGATGATGTTGAAGTCATCGTCAAACTTCTGGAACGTGTTGTTCTTGAAGTGTGGGGATTTCTCACTGAGCATGTGTTCGGCAAGGTACAACAGCAGCGCACCCCAACTACCCACTTCCTTCAGCTTGAACTTCTTGGTCAAGCGAGCGTACGTGGCCACTGCAACGGCTTCGTCAGCACGGTGTGGGAACCAGTAGGCTAGGATGGAGGTGATGAACTTGTATTCCAGCACGAGCATGCAATCGATCATGCCTTGGTGACGGACTTTCTCTGGCAGGGCTGATGCGTAGATCTTGTGGATCAGCCACAGACAGGACAGGTTCATCACGTCGGTCGATACGAAGCGCACCTTGGTCGGGTCTGGCACGAGTGTCTTGAGCGTGAGCAGTTCGTCTTGCAGGGTGATCTCATCGACGTCGAGCAGGTTGTTGAACCACTCGGCTTTGTCGGAGGGGAGGAATTTGACTTCCTGCACACCCATCAGATGCCCACCGAAGAAGGCCACGTGGTCTTCGTTCTTGTTGGCAAAGGTCTGGCGGTACGACTGGAGCTTGTGGATGAACTTCTGATCAACGACCAGATGCCCACAGTACTCTTCGAATAAGGACTTTACGCTCTTGCCGAACATCTCCTCCGAAGTAACCGGATGAGCTTCAAGAGAGATGGTCCCCGTTGGGAAAAAGCGACTGGACATATTAGGAACCCGTTTGAGTAATGGCTAAGCTTGTCATACGGATACGCCGTTGATTCCACTAAATCTCAACCATACATTACCAACTCGAGTAACACACTTAACCTTGGAGATTCACATGTCAGCATTTGATGTTACAACCGTTCTTGAAGCCCTGCGCACTCAACTCGTTGATCGCAACGGTATGCTCCTTCAGTACGAAGTACCGCAGCCTGTCTACAAGACTGTCGGTGGTCGTACCTTCCGCGATGAACGCGCCAAGGACAAGACCGAAGAAAGCATCATCGGCTACAGCGTGTACCACGATCGTAACGCCCACGGTGAATACCAGCGCGTTGTGGCTCACAAAGGCGAATCGCACGTCATGCACATCATCGCAGTGAAAGCTTCTGTGAAGATGGATGACAAGATGGTCGCACTTCTCAGCAAACACTTCACCGCTACCGAGGTGTTGGATGCTGGTGGTGCTGAAGGCATGGCGGGTCGTCTGATCATGGACTACCTGGGCAAACCTGTGTCTGGTCCGAAGAGCGAAACCTTCGAACGTTTCTTCGACGGTCACGATGACCTGCTGGAAAGCTGGGTTCCTCTGCTGACCATCACGCCATACCTCAGCAAGTTCAACGCTCATGACATGCTGACCATCGGCAAACACGACAGCATCGACGACGCCATCAAAGCGTGCTCGAAGCTGCGTAGCACTCACCTGTTCTAAAACCCTAACCTGATCTACCGGAGATTCAACCTGTGCAAACAACCACGTCGATGTTCATCCCTTTGCAGTACCACCAGTTTGACGAAGCCTTGGAGGCCGTGATGATCGCAGAAGAACAACAACACAACACGCCACGCCCTTCCCTCGCCGACCATCCAGTGTTCTGGATGCTCCTCGACGGGGTTGACCAACTGAACACCCCTAACGCCTACGGAGTCAAGATGACCACGCCAGTAGACCACACCCCGGAAGTGACCATCGTTACGCGTGTAAAAGCGATCGCTGGTTTCTTCAACGCGGGCCTGACCGCCCAGCAATGGCAAGCAGCCGCTGACCATCATCCTGCCGCAGAACACATCACCTGTGAACTGCAAGAAGCGTTGAACTCGACGCTGGGCAAAGATGGTAACTGGAGCTGTGCCATGATGGCTCCGATCATGGATCGTCTGGACGCGGTCGGTTTCCAAACCGCCTTCGACAAAGTTACCTTGATCTTCTCGATCACCTTCAAGGAACACGCTGACGTCAAGATCGCTGACACTCAGCATGACTTGAAGAACAAACGCCTGCTGGATGAAATCAACGGCGTCGACTCCATGGAGAACCCGCAAGGTGGTTGGGTTGATGATAAACCCACCTTCACCCGGCAGCACCCGTGGAAGATTCAACTGAAAACCCCTCGACCACTGGTTCTCCGTCGGCAGCGCCCTGAGAGTGAAGGTGGGTTCCAGTTCCGCGACGTGATCGTTGCGAAGC